CGCAGATTGCCAACTAACATAGGCTTAGTGGCCAGCCGTCGACTCTTTCTCTTTCTTCAAAAGATAAGTGGTCAACTTCTCTCGAACTTCCTTCGGGAGAGCCCAGCTCTGATCTAACTGGGGGCTAGTGGGCGGATGGTCCGCCTTGACGCGCATGATCGCGCGTCGAGCCTCGGCCTTTTCAGCCGAGGGGGGGGTGGGTAGATCGTACACCAAAACTGGCATAGCCAGCTGATGCCCAAACATAAAATCGTCAGCAACTGAACGCCAACGACCAAGGGGAGTAAGGACAGTACCGGTGTCATCAGTGACTTGATAAATGTAAGGTTCTTTATTAGCCAATCGATCCGCCGCAATACAATTCCAGTAGGAAACGGAATGAGTATTGAGCACCCAAGGGATCTCTGCTTCAACAGTAGACCTCAAACGGTTATCCAAAACCATAGTGAAGTCAGATCCACCCGTCGAGTTGTTTTCAATCAATATCCTGATGAAATAACAATACCTCTTCGAGTCGGGGAGTTCATCTGGAGTGAAGAACACCTTCCAGCGAATACCTCCACGGTTCCAACGGTAGCAGACAGCAAAAAACTCAATGATGTCCTCGCACGCGGTAAGTGTATTATCGCGGTTATCATACTGCGTAACTAGACCCGAGAAAGCTGGAGTAGCTTCCACGTGATCATAACGCATGGTAAGTTCTTCAACAGTAGAATACTGTTCTGGAAGAACAAGCCCTGCCTCGTACGCAGACGAACTAGGAACAATTGAGCTAAAAGGTTTAGCAAAGGTCGTAATCAACGACTGGGGTCTCACACGCACGGTAGGGGTCACCGATAGCGGAGTCCGCACCTTAGCTGATACGGCGCCACCAAAGATAAAATCTTCAGAGGCAGCAGCGTACACATTAAGGTAAATCTTCGCAGAACCAGTTGCATCTGGTTGTTGGAGCAAGTTGATAAGCGAAATCGTAATAAACGAATTTTGCTCCTCAACAGGGAGTTGGTTCCACCCTGCTTCATTGTTGGAGTGAATGTAACCACGAGTGTTTTGATATGGATACGGGGAGATATACCTCGCGTCGAAAGTGACGGGAGTATCTCCGCGCACATCAACCACCATGGAAACTGCATCTCCAGCAAACGCCTCGATAGACGAGGGAAATGTGGGCGAAGGCCAATGCGTAATGCGAAAACGCGCGGTCACAAATTGGGATGTAACGAACTGGAAGAAAAACTTCATTCCACCTCGCCACCATGTGAATGCCTGCGATGCATACGCGAGTGGGGTTGGTGTGAACGTCGGGTTCGTGGCTAGCACTTCAAAATTACAAAGGCTAGGATGAACAGGCAACGTCAACAACGGAACATCAACATCTGATTCTTTCGTAAAAGTTACAGTAGTGATGAGGGATGGCCTCGATATGAACTCGCGAAGAGGATTCTTCTTGAGCTGGTTCATATTGGGGGTCCCAAGTCCGGCTCCAGGATGGAGCGCAAACTTTGTGGCATTAGACACGCCATGGGCATAATTGAGATCACGAAAATCATCAATCAAGGCGGGAGTAACCGTAGTTTGGTTCGGAGGCTTCGACAAACCCAATGACATAGCAAACTGAGCTGCAGGAGCAATGCTCTCGATCGCAGACGTTATCGCTTGCACCGGAGATGAAGTGACAACAGTGTCGAAAAGTTTAGAAGCCTCAGGTCCGACAATCGCACCAGCGGCACGAGACAAAGCCTCAGTAGCCACGGTACCAGATTGGGGACGCACTCGAGCGAGTGCACCAAGTATCGGAAAGTAACCAAGTCCAGACGGCTCAGGGTTAATAAAGCGCGCAAAAACCGCAATATTAACAGGGGCAACTGTGCCATCACTTGCCAAAGACAAAGGATTAAGGACAGTAAAGTCCAGGGTTCCTAAGCACCCATCATAGGAGCCAGCCTCGTCAATGGGATCCATGAGAGTAGCAGCCTCACGTTTAACAATAAATGTGAGGTTATTCATGGATGATGCCGACAATATCATGGCAGAATTTTGAGTCTTCTGCGCAACAGAAGCGGTCTTCTGACGCCACATAGTGAGGGCATTCGAAACATCAGCAACAGTACGCGGGAGATGCGACATAACTACCGATCCAATATGGAAAGGAGTCGCGTTGAGTCGCACTTCAACCTCGATGTCACTACGAATCCAACGAAATTGAGTCAATTTGTCAGAAATGTTTCGAACCTCCACAAGTAGCTTCATAAGATCGACTGTGCCAAGAGAGGTACCATAGGGATCAGTACCACCCTCTTGCCATTCAATATCGGCAATCTTATATTGACGAGTGAGGACCGCTTTTAAGTCAGGAGATAAATATGGGTTCGCCATAAATCCCAACTTATCGGCTTGTCCAGCTTGCCCCATCGCTTGGGGGGCAACCTCAGCAAACGTAGTGAGGTTTTGTGTCTCCTTCACTGGAGACGACGCTTGGTAAATGGAATTAGAATCATTCATTTTAGCAATGGCATTAATCTTAAGGATCTATGGGCGCATCAACCACATAGTCCAGCATCACTTTTTGCAAGTGTCTACCCGCGAGAATTCTCGAGCGGTGTAAGTATCAGCAAAGCAGCTATTCGAGTTAGAGTGAATACTAATAAAGCGAACATAGTAACCAGTGCTGAATCACAGGGGTCTTCAGGCCGACCAACCGTATGGGGCAGTTTAAAGACATACCCGGGTCTGGGGTTGCCAGGTAGGCCCTGGCAGGCCGTAGCGCACTAACAGAGTTAGTGCGCATGCAGTGCCATAACCGCCTCGTAAGATAAAATTTCAAATTTTACCTTAGCAAGACGGCATGCACGCTCGCATTTATCGCGAAGCTCATTGTAATATTCGCGACCATGCAAAGCTGCTTCCAGAAGGGCGCTGCGCACAGTATCTGCCGATATCTGCGCTCTGCGACCCATCTGCCCAGCCCAAAAAAGACTATCTTCAATAATCTTCTTCTGCAAGGGAGCATAATATCTGCCATTATGCTCACGGAATGAGCGTTTGAGAAAATCAGCCTTCGACCACGGGGTGAAGCGATAATCATCCGGGATCTTTGTCTTATCCGGCATCGTTGCTTCACCACCTGTAGCTTCGCGCAAAGCTTTGGCATAGGTAGCTGTGGTCATAATCTGCGCTGCGACATTTGAAATAGTAGTCAGCGTGTCGTCACCGTATTTACCACTCTCCATGTGCTTATCGCACAATGCACCAAAGTTAAGACGAGAATCAAGTCCAAACACTTCTGGCCCATTACGCTGCTCATACAAACGCAAGAGCGCGAGCCGATCCTCAATCACACCACGATAACTATTATCTTGAGAGGTGCGATCATTACCAGAATTGGCAGTTTGAGAATCACGATACGCGATATCGCCAGTTATGTGAACGGCATCACAAGAAGCACAATAAATTGCCTCGTAAATGTGAACCAGAGCCCGCTTAGTCAATTCGGCACCAGTCAAC